CGGAGTTGCCCGAGAGGTTCGAGAACTGGTAGACCTGAGCGCCGGCAATCGTACCGAGGGAGCCAGTCGAGATGACGTTAGCACCGAGCTGGAAGGCAGCGATGATAGAGGCATCCGAGCGGAGGTCAGAGATGTAGGTATTGTTCAGGACGAGGGCACGCTTGTCAGGAGCCTTGGCGTCGTCGAGGGTCTTCTGAGCGGCGACCACTTCAGCGTAACCGAGAGCAACGCCAGTGACGGTGTTGGAGCTGTAGTTAGCGGCGGTGATCAGGCTGTTGATTTCCGTCATGCACTTCTGGGAGAGAGCGATAGCGGCGGTTTCAGCGAAGTTAGTCGCGAAGAACTGCACGCCGTACTGACGAATGTCGAGAGGGCTGAAGCGGCTGGAAACCTTGAAGTGCTTGAGGGTGACGCTCGAGGAGGTGACGGTAGCGTCGTCCTGCGTGAGGTAACCGCCAGAGCCGAACTCCGTTGCGGTGGAGGTACCGATTAGTGGAACTTGGATAACCGCTCCGCCGTTCTGTACGGACGAGGTGAAGACGGTGGAGAAACCCGAGAGCATCGGGAGACGGTTAGCGAGTGCCTTGATGACACCGACGGACAGCACGGCTGGCGCCGCGGCTAGGGAGTTGGCCATTTTATTATATTATTTGGGTGAGATAGGGTGAGAGAAAAATTAGACCTTGATGGACGCGTAGATGGCTTGAGCGTTCTTCGCGAAGAAGTCGGCCTTGGCGACTGGGTCAGTCAGGGAATTGAAAGTAGCGAGAGCGTCCACCTTGGCGGCGACGTTGTCGGAGCCGGGGATGATGGCGGTCGGTTCGACGCCTACGGAGGCGGCAATCTTAGCGGCTTCCTTGGAGGCCGAGACCTTGGTGCTTTCGAGTTCCGCAATCTTAGCGGCGAAGGCGTCACGCTCGGCGACAGCCTTTTCGAGGGAGACACCGAGAGCAGAGAGGGAGGCTTCCTTGGTGACGAGGTCGGCCTTGATGGCAGAGAGTTCGTCCACGGCGCCTACGGTCAATTTCTCAACGGTCGCACGGAGGTCGTCGCGTTCGGCAGTTAATGCCTGGGCGAGAAGGTCGGCGGTCGAGAGTTGGTCTTCGATAGTCATCTTGTAATTGCGGATAGTGGAAACGAGACGGGCTTACTTCTTCTTGGCAGGAACGGCAGGGGCAGGGGCGATGCTGTTCTCAGCCCACATGGCGACCGCTTCATTGAAGGAGTCCGCTAGGCCAGTCACGAGACCGCGCTGGGCGGCTTGCTTGCCAGAGAAGACTTGGCCTTCCATGTCCTCGGCCTTGACCATCTTACGCGTCTTGAGGACGGCGCCTTTAAAGTCGGCGTGGATTTCGTCGACCCCTTCCTGAAGGTGAGCCTGATGGGCATCGGTCACTTCGGCACCGGGTACGCCGATGGCCTTATGCTGTCCTGCCTTAATGACGATCATCTTAATGCCTTCGGCCTTGGCGGCTTCAGAGTAGTCGGCGACGACCATGTAGACGCCCACGGAACCGACGGTGCTAGAGGGGGAAGCGACGACCTTATCAGCTGCGGCGGCAACCCAGTAGGCGGCGCTTGCCATCTCGGTGTCGGTGTAGGACATCGTCGGCTTTGCAATGTTGCGGACCTTGTTAGCGAGTTCCTCAACGCCCGTCACCGTCCCGCCAGGGGATGAGACTTGGAAGGCGATGCGGGTTACTTGCGGGTTCATCGCGTACTCGTCGATGGTGTCCGAGATGTCAGAGACGTCCACGGCTCCAGTCATCTTCTCGAGGGGCGAGAGGCTTTTGCCAATCACGCCGGCAATCGGGATGACGCCCGTGCCGTCCTCGGCGATATAAGCCTTCGGGACTTCGCCGAAGAGCTGGGCCAGCATATCCGTAAAGCCAAACTTCTCCGCAAGCACGCGGTGATCGTTAGCCTTGGCAGGGTCGATGAGGAGGGCTTCGCGACCGTTCAGGCCGTTGAGTAAGAAACGCATTTTAGGAAGAGGTCTCGGTTTCAGCGCTAGGCTGAGGGGTGGAGGAGGTTTGCTCGACAGTACCAGGAGCGGTATTGATTAGCAGATTGGACAGGGTCTCGAAGGGGACGCCGTAGGTCTTGGAAAGGTCCAAGAGATAGCGGACGTTCTGGGCTTTGATTTCAGCCTCTTCCTCGAAGTTCATCCCGCGCTGGTTGTAGATTTCTGCAAAGGATAGGAGCCCGATGCGGAGGTCTTCGCGGTCGTTAGCCGAGTCGCGTCCACCGTCCACCGTCACGCTCTTCGGGGTCGTCCAAGACACTTCAGTCCAAGACTCATCGTCGGGGAGTTCGCCGTTGGCGATGGCCTGACCGATGACGTAGCCCCAAGTCGGCTGACAGAGGGTCGTGATAATGACCTGAGAGTATTTCCCGAATACGCGGGCACTCTTAGCGGTCACTAGGCGAACTGATGCCCCACCAATCTTGGAAGGGTCAGAAACAAACTCGTAAGGCAGTACGCGGACGATGTCCCGCTCAAGCGCTTCAAGGAAGCCGATAGCCTGACTGCCGCGGTTAGAGGCGAGCAGCTGGAGGTCTTCACCGGGCTCGAGTGCTAGGATTTTACCGCCCATCGACGCGTACTGCTGGCCCTGCGTGAGAGGGGTGGACTGACCGAGTTCGGCACCCATGTCGGTCGGCATAAAGCCACCTGTCTTTTTCAGCACCCTTGTCACGTCGCCGTGATCCTTCATTGCGAGGATTTCGAGGAGACGCACGTCCATACTATCTTGAACTAGGTCGACCGCACTTTGCAGGATGGGGACTCCACGGGCACCGCTAGCGTACTCTTGGTCGACGACGTGCATTACCGCGTTGGAGACGATGTAGCGGGCCGAGCCGTCAGAGCGGTAGATTGAGTAGCCAGCGAGTTCGCCGTAGGGGCCGAACTGAACGCCATCATGCATACCGGGCGGGCATACCTCTGGGGACAACGGGTCACCGACTCGGTGCGACTCCATGATCTGCAGCTTCGGCACGTCAAAACCGTTGCGGGTCTTAATTGCCCAGCTATCTCCGTCTCGGAGCATTCCCCTGAGCAGGATATTCTGCGCTTGGGCAAAACTAAAGCGTCCGGTGATGTCGCACTTTTTAGCCCACTCGCTGAAGTAATCGTTATAGGCCTTGCGAGCCTCGGGCGTCGACGCGTGGGACTGATGTTTAATACCGTCTCCCACTGTATACAAGGTCAAGTCATTTAACACCTGGTTGAACAAGCCTGAATTTCGTTCGGCCCAGCGACACTTACGGACCATCGACAGGCGGTCGAAAGGCGAGAGGTCGCGGCGTAGGTCACGCGGTTGAGCGCCGTACTGCCCCAAGCGGAGGCGAGTCAGCCCCGTGCTTTGCCAGCCACCAGCGGAGGCCTCGGGCTTCGGGGTTCCCTTGCGGGCCTTGATGGGTAGACGCTTTTTGACTGCCATAAATTAGTTACGGATTGGGTTGTTCCAATTCGTCCGACCAACCGTCATACGGACCGAGCCCGGGTACTGCTGAGGGTCGAGGATACCGAGGGCGTATTGGGCCTCGGCGAGCATCTCCTTCGGGGGCATGGCAAACGACTTAGACGCAGACGAGCCGCTGTCCGAGTAGGACATGAGGGTCTTTCCTTCCGTAATCATAGAGACCGCTTTGGTGCGGATTGCCAAGAGTTCGCACTCCGTGAGGCCGATAAAGATGCCGGATGCCATGTTAAACTTGCATCTCTTGGAACGAAAGGGGGCGAGCCGAGGGCCAACGATCCGAACCTCCAAGCCAATGTAGGTCCCCACAAACCCCCGACTCGCTTGCATTTAAAGTGATAGAGTTGGGCACGGTGTCAAGTTGTAGGTGCTTCGGCTTCCGTGGTCGTAGCCTCCCGACCGACGACGCCCCAGCGCACGGCTAGGAGCAGGGCGATGACCTCGCAATCGAGGGCGTGGTTGTCGAGGACTCCTTGCGGGAGTATCCACATAGGTCTTCCTGTCCGCTTGTCCTTTACGCGGACCTCGGAGTTCAGCTGCTTGGCGTACTCCTCCACCGCGTCACGGGGGAAGGTGTGCAACTTGCGGACCCGTAGGCCATGCAGAAGGTCTTTGGCGGCTGGCACGGAGAAGACAATAAACGACACTCGGTTGGCTTGCCCTGGTACAATCATAGCCTGAGGGTCAGAGTAAAAGCGGCGGGTCGTCTGTCCGTTTGACGAGGTCACCGCAAAGTCGTCGAGGTGCGAGCCCTTGGTGGTCTTCCAGCCGCGGCGGCAGCACTCGGCATACACGGCTTGCGTCTGGTCTCCTGAGTCGACGGCGATTAGGGCTTTATGCACGCCGTGCTTGCGGGCTAGGTCGTCAAGGCCTGTCCAGGTCTCGACCTTCTCAAAGGCCATCAGACGGCTCTGCCCGTTACGGCTCCAGCGGCGCACGGTTGCCCAGAAGTGCAGCCCGCCTTTGCGTTGAGCGTCGATGCCCATTGTTCGGAACGGGATACTGCCGGCGGGGGCGTTCTCGCGGGTGGCGATTTGAGCCTTGGGGGTAATGACCGCTTCCTCTGCCCAGTCGTCGGCAAGGGCGTAGTCAGACGCGTTTACAGGAGCAAGCATGGTGCCCGACTCTTCGGAGTAGGCTAGGGCGAGACGCTTTTGCTTAAAGATGCGGCGGGGTTCCTCGTCCCCGTAGATCACGGACGCCCGCTTGGCCTCGAGCATCATCCGACCTAACTCGCCCCAAGACATCATAGCCAGGGCGTTGAGGTGCAGGCCGACACGCTCGATAGACTTGCCCGGCTCTCGGGGTGCAAACTTCCCGCCAAGGTTTAGCTCGTAACGCGTCTCGCGGCTGTCCGTGTGGCGATGATTGCAAGACCGACATTCGTAGGTCGTACCCGCCTTGACCTTAGCCACGTCCCACTCGTCGCCGTCCTTAGCGTCCTCGGGGAAGCGGACGAAACTCCAGTCGTAGGGCTGGAGCGTATTGCACTTCGTGCAGTTATAAGACCAGTCGTGAATGTTCGTCGACGGCTGTTCGAGCAGCTGGTGGAAGTCGTCCGTGGGCGTCCCGCCCTGACTAGCAAAGACGTGCTTACTGTTCCAAGAGAACTGCGTCGTTCGTCCCATCGCCTCTTCCATGTGCCCCTTAGGCCAGCGCCAACACTCGTCCCCAAAGACGTACTTAGTCGTGATGCGTTGCAGACTCGTCTTAGTGTGTGCTGACCGACAGTAGATAATCATCCGCTGGTAATCGCCCACCGAGGAGCGTGGCATATCGTCGGGCTTCTTGCGCTTAACCACCTCAGGGATGGCATCAAAGAGCGGACGGCATTGACGCAGAAAGAAGTCGTCGGCTTCGTCCTGGTTCATTTGCAGCATCAGCATATTGCCCGGGTCGTTGGCGATGAAGTACGCCGTCGATAGCCGAAGGGCGGCAGACTTGCCGGCTTGAATTGCCCACGGTAGCAGAACCTGTCTGACCTCGGGGTGGACGATATACCGCACCGCGTCACCGACCCACGGCATCCGCTCGTTACGGAACGGTCCCTTAAGGTGCGAGTCAGGTATCTCGCTGACGTTACGCTCAAGCCACTCCACCGGGTCACCGCTCGTCGTCGGCCTCATGGCCTCACGGCCTAGGGCTACCAGTTCAAGCGTCTTCGGGGAAAGGGTCATTAGTTGAGATGGCTTCCCGCGTCTTCCGCACCCAGTCCTGCAAGGGCTTGATGGCCTGAGCAGGGTTTGCCTTGTTGCACCGCTCTGCCACGTCCGTCGGCAAGTCGTCGAGGGCGGCAAGGATTTCGCCGATCAGAGTCTTCAGCGCCGTCGCGGCCTCGGCCTTAGAGATATATTCACCGTTAGCCAGGGCACGCTTCTTTTGCTCGTCCTCGAGGGACAGCAGAGTCTTGAGCGCTTGGTTAAATGCCGTCTGAAGTTTGCCCTGCGACTGGTCGCCCGACTCGATGGCGTTACGGTACGCGGTACGAGCTGAGGCCACTAGGACGTGCTGCTGTCCAAGGATGTCGTCGAGGCTATGCTCGTTGAGCGAGGCGATCGTGACGCCAGCCATGCGCCGGGTGCGTCCATCGACCTGAGACTGACGCCACGCAATCGCCGCGTCGACCGAGTCAATCGGCATCCCCTGCTTAACCAGGACCGAGACGCGTTGGCGGGTTAGGCCAAGGGCCGTGGCGATGTCGGTTTGACTGGGCATTGTAAATATGGCCAAAAATGGGGGGGCTTTTGTGAAAAAGAGACGGGGTGTCGGGCCACGCGAGGCGTACGGGGGGGGTCTAGGAGACTCCTTACGGGGGGGATGGGGGTTTGCATGGGTTCGTGCGCCGTAGGGGCGTGGGGGGACTGCTGTGATGCGGGAACAGGCCAACCGCGTCAGCGTTTACCGTGAGTCTAATCTGCTTCGCCCGCTTCTGTGCCCACATATGGGAGCGTCCATACATCTTACACAGGGTACGAGAGCCGAGACAGCCGGGCAGACTGAGCGACCAGCGTACCAGCTCGACGTGTCGACGGAAGGCGTGGCAGTCCGAGTAAGCAACGGCATCGAAGAAGGCCTTGAGCATAACGCCAACGTGATCGCGAGAGATGAACGTCTCGGCTTCGTGCCTGACGTTGTCCGTGTCCACCGTTGCCCAGGCTGGATGGTTAGGGTCGATGTTGAAGATGTGACGCGACTGCACCATCTCGCGGTATGGGATGACACCAGCCTCGCGCATCTTGTCCTGCGACTTCTTGGACTGCTTGAAGAACCAAGCGTCGAAAGACTTGGCTTCCTTAGCCGGTGCTGTGAGGTCGTTCAGCGACATGGGTCGTCCTCCTGTTTGTCCTGCATGGTCTTCCAGAGTTTCAGGTAGGCGTTAAAGCGGCGCTGCTTTTCCTTCTCGACGCGGGAAGGGATAGCCCGAGATGGTGGGGGCATCGGCTTGCGCTGCTTTGGCGGCTTGGACTTGTTGACCACGGGCATAGAGTGTAAGTTCTTTATGACAGCGTAAGTGAATTATGCAGTCGGTTGCTTAGTGAGGTTTACCCATAGGCCGACAGCGCCGTCATAGGACAGTAGGCCGTGACGTTTGACGTGCCGATAGAAGGACGCAGGGTCTACCTGTTTCTGTTGGCAGTACTCATCGACGATCAGAGTCTTTAACTCTTCCTTGGTCATCCTGTCCGGTAGTTCCGAGAGGTAGTGTTTAAGTCTGTCTGTCTTCTTGTCCCTGACTGTCTTTGCTCGGGCTGTAGCTCGCTGGCGTATAGACTCCATTAGGTCCGGCTTTTCTCTCCAGGCTTTCTGCCTGTAGCGGGTCATCTGTAACCGTGCTAGGATAACTTCCCTAGGGGTTCGTTTTCGGGATGGGTTGGGCATCGCGTTAAACTATATGACTAGGGAGACGACTGCCTGACCGTAGGGATAGGCTAAGGAGTCTCTTACCTTACCTCGGAGAGGGAAGGACGGACTGTCACAAGGACTGTCACAAGGCAAAGGCTTTAGGATTTAGGGCACTAACGAGGGGGGCTTAGGGGGGTAGAGGCTACGAGGATACCAACCTAGGCACTAAAACGCCTTGGCGACCCCTTGGCGGGGCTAGGAAGCGGGGTCTGCGTGGCTACCGTGGACTGGCTTCGGCGTTCCCAAGCGATGCGTCCCTGCTCTCGGGAATGTCGGAGGGGGATAGACGAGGTGTAATTCCCTTGGTCGTCCTTGAGTCCGGCACGGCCCCCGCGCTTAGGGATGCGTAGGGTGTAGAACGGCTGCTCGTCTAGGCCTTCGGCGGTCGGGTCTTTGGTCAGTACCATAACGGAGCGGTGCCAGTTAGCGAGTTCAGCGCTACCACTACCAGCGTAGGCGAGGTCGCCGAGAGACGTGGACTTGTCCTTAGACGGCTTGGTAGTATGGTGGACGGAGAAGAGGATGACGCCCGTGTCTTGGAGGACAGGCTGAATGATGTGACGCAGAAAGTGGGACGCGGCCTCCTGATCGGATAGGTCCACGCCGGCAAACCCGAGGATAGGGTCAATCCAGACGCAGTCGGCCTTGTGGCGGGTCACTAGCTCGCGGAGGAGTAGACCGAAGGCCTCGCCTGTCTTAACGGCCTCTCGGTAGTAAAAGACTCGGTCGGCTAGTTGGTCGACGAGTTGCGAGCCCCGAGGGATGCCCATACCGTCGAGCGTGCCTTGGATAGACTCAGCGACGTCCATCTCGTCGTTCTCTGACTGAATGATAACCGAGGTGAGCGGACCCTTGCGGGACTTGATGCCGAAGAAGTCGTGACCAGGAGCGAGGGCGAGGGACAGGGCGGCGTGGGTGACGAGGGCTGACTTGCCAGCCCCAGTCTGCGAGACGAGGAGGCAGGAGCCCCCACGGCAGAGGAAGCGGTTACCGAGGACGCAGGAAGGGTCTAGGTCTTTATCGGCGTCGACCATCGTGCGGAAGTCAAAAGCCTGTGAGGTTTCTTTGCCGTGCCCCTTGCGCCGCGTCAGAGACTTGGCAAGTTGCTCTTGGGCGAGGACGATGGCCTCGGGGTCAGCACCCGCCTCGTTAACGACCTTAAGGACGGCACGGGCTTGCTCGCCAAGTTTGCGTAGGTTAAGGGCTTTAATCACCGCATGACTCCAAGCGGCGTTCGGCTGAATGAATTGCCCGGTGGTCGATAGGTCCGAGACCGTGAAGGCCTCGACAGGTGAGCCAAGTTCGCGAAGGCGCTGCGTAACGGTTAACTCATCGGGGGCAGTCCCCTCGTCGATGAGCCCGCTGATCGCGGCGGCTAGGTCTTGGTGCTGAGGCTCCCAGAAGTCGGACGGGATGAGCCCATCGGGTAGCGGTAGGCTTTGGGCGATGCAGACGGCAAGGATGTGCCGTTCCGCGTCTAAGGCAGAGGGGGGAGGTTGTTCCATTGGCTTGGAGGTAAGGTGGGGGACTAAGGGGCTCAGGTCTTACGAGGTCGAGTCATTTCGCCGTAGTGGGCGACTGGGTAGGGTTTGGCGTCTCGCCGGATGTTTACGCGGTAGGTCTTCTCCTGGATAAGTCCCAGCTGCATTCCCTTGATGATATATTGCCGGGCAGTCGTGCGCTCACACTTCCAGACTTTGGCCCACTGGTCCATCGTTCGGAAACCCTTAGGGGGCTTCTCGGCTGTCTTGTGGATTGCCGCCATCACTCGGAGGAGCAGCGGGTCAGGCTTGCGGTGGCTCATGGGGTAAAGGTCTTAAGTTCTGTCTGCCAGATCCACACGCCGCCCATCTTGTGGACGAGCCAAGCCTTGTAGTCGCCGCCCTTGGTAACGAACCCAGCAACGAACCCCGAGCCCCATCGGGAGGTCGCTAGGCGGTGGGCCGCGTAGGACATCTCGTCCTTACGGCATAGGCAACCCGCGGAGAAGGCGTTACCGCCCCCGTGCTTGGTCAAGGCGACGCTTGCAAGGTTGTGGGTGTGTCCGTGTATCAAAGCCCCTCCGTAGGGTGCGTAGTGCAAACCCTGGACGACGGTGGCGTTGGCGCCGTGGGCGTAGCCGTGGACCATAGCGACAGGGCCAAGACGATAGACGCCCTTATCGGCGTGGTAGGGCAGGATGACCTTGGCCCCGTTCTGTCGAGCTACGCGGTTGATGCGGTTCTTTAGGTCGGTGCAGTAGTCGCGGACGATGGCCTGCCCGTGGCCCTGCATCGAGTCTAGGCGGTGTTCGTGATTGCCCCAGAGGTAGACGTTGGGCTTCCACTTGGCAAAGAAGTCCTCTCCAGCCTCGATGTCCTCTTGCAGAGACTCAGCGCCTTCCTTGTCCGTGCCGACGCCCTTACGGAGACTGCGGAAGTCGTAGTGATCGCCGCCGGCTATCTTAATGTCTGGCTTAAAGTCTTTGCTAAACTCGTACAGGGCCGCGAGGGCTTGTGGGTCTGCCATGTCCCCGTGACTGTCCGAGGCGAAGATGAACTTGGTAAGGCGGCTCATACACTTGGAGCGGGTGGCTTGCCTTTGTGTCTGCCGAACTTCTCAAAGTGGCTGCGGAACTTGAGGCCTTGACGCACGGCAGAGTTGTACATCCCTGGAGCGGAGAAGCCGAACCTCTCTGCGGTCTCGGTGGCGGTCAGCCCTTCGGCGATGCCCTGAGCTGCGGCCTGAGCCATCGTCAGCCTTCCCTTGGCTAGGAGGTTATTATGCTCGTCGTTCAGGCGGTGCGTGTGGGTCGTGCCGCGTCCCCACTCGAGACGGCGCCGACAGCCGGGAGGCCAGATAATGCCATGCCGGCAGACGAAGGCCTCAATGGTCTTTAGGCTCACGCCCGCAATCTTAGCAGCGTCAGCGGTTAGCCAGGAGCCACGGATGGCTTCACGGATGGCCTTGGCGATGTGTCGGTCGGTCGGGTCTTTGTAGTCGTCGACCCGGATGTGTGGCTTAGAGTCGTAATGGGGACAGGTGGCGAGAAAGCGGAGGCGGTCAATACTCACGCCCCAGCACCTCGACATCTCCGCAAGCTCGTCGTCGGTGGGCGTTGCCACGAGTTAGAACTTGTCCGACCCCTTGGCGTCCTTCCAAAGTTGCAGTATATAGGCGGTCTCGTCGTCGGTGTTAACCTCGGCAAGGTAGTCGGTCACTTGGTCACCGGCCTTAATGAGAGCGTCGATGCCGTTGCGGTATCGGTTCAAGTCCTTCTCGGAGATGACGACCCATTGACCGTCCTCGGTCATCTTTAGCGTGTTGCCGAGTTGGACGTTCAGCGCGTGTAAGGCGGCGACCTCCTTCTCGAGTTCTTCAATGCGTTCTTGTTTGGTTTGTTTACGGCTCATAGTTCTAAATGTTTGGCGACCGACTTGCCCACGTCACGGATCATGGCGGCGCTGTTAGGTTGGAAGGCGTAGGTTTGGGTCGGGATGCACCCCTCGAGCATCTCGCGGATGCTGGCGGCCTCTTCGTCGTTAGCCGGGCCGATGCCGACGGTCTCGATGTGCAGATGGATAAACCTCCAGCCTCGGACCTCGTTCATCAGTTGCTTAGTGACGGTGACCTCGTTAATGTAGCGGGTGTCGGTGACGACCACGTGCCCACGCTCACGGCTGGCGGCCTCGGTGAGGTTGTAGACAAAGACGTCCTTGTGGATAGACCGGGCGAAGCGACCCATAGCGACGAGCGTCTCGCGGTGGGTGGCCTTGACGCTATCGTCGTGGAAGTTAACCGATAGCCCTAGGTTGATGGAGAAGTCGTTAGCGGCGTCCTTGAGGGCATCAGCAAAGGCGATGCGTTTGACGTTAGCGCTGTAACGGGTCATCCCCTCGGCGAACGTGTCCTTCCCGCTCCTGGCGTAACCAGAGAGGAGGACGATGGTCTGCGGGGGCTTCACCAGTCGGTCGGGGTTGGGATGGTCGACGCGGCAACGCCCTTGCCCTTAGGGAAGTTCATCTTGTATTTGAACTGCGGCTTGCCCTGCCACTCGCCATCGGGGGTCACTTCCACCTCGACCTCGAAGTGTACGTTAGTCGCGGGTCGAATGTAGTCGAGGAAGTCGGGGACCGAGAGGTCGGCCTTCGGTTCGGAGACGTACTTGCCGGAGATTTTACCGACCAGCATGGCGAGAGACTTGCCGTACTTGGTGCCGTAGCTCTTCGAGAAGCAGAGCCCTTCGGCGGTCTTAAAGAACAGGCGGGCACCGACGCCATCGTCGTAGACCTTAACCTTGTCTTCTTTGGGGAGGGACATCTTCAGGACGTACTTGCCGGTCTTGTCGATGGTGGTCAGTGGGGGGCGGTCGTTTTGGTTTTCCATGGTGTGTTATTGGTTAGGCGAAATTGATAGGGGCGAGGGGAGCAGCGGAGGTCGGGCGGGCGATGACGATGACCTCGGACGGGTAGGCGGGCCACTCGTTGAAGGACTTGCAAACCTCGAAGGCCTTGATGGCAGAGAGCATGAGGGCTTCACCTTCCGCGATCAGGTCTTGGTGTAGCTCGAAGACGGCGGTCAGAAACGGCGCCTCCTTCTCGACGACCAGAAAGCGGAACCCCTTAGGGCGGACACCAAAGTTGAGTTTGCAGAGGAGGAGATACCAAGCGGCCTGTAGCTTGAAGTCGTCCGACCAAATCAGTTGCTTGCCGAAACCCTTGGGCGTGGCCTCTTCCATCGTCGTCTTGATGTCGTAGATGAAACCGTCCTCGGCGATCAAATCAATCGACCCCTTGATGGGGACGATATAGTCGGCCTTGAGCATCACCTCAGTTGCGACCGGCACGATGTTATAGCGACCCATGGCGGTCTTCACCGCGTCAGAGTAGGACAGGGCGTTATCGTACTCGTCAGCCTTGCATCGGATGTCATCGGGCTGGAGGGTGGACGCCCAGTAGGCGTGGACCTCCTTGCCTTCCTTCGTGCGCTTGTCGGCTTCGGGTTCGGGCTTGAACTTAGCGAAGGCCTCGGGGTCGAGGACGGCGGCGTGGGTCATGATGCCTTCACGGAGGGCCTTGGAGTCCTTGCGGGGGTTGGCCTTATCGTGGGCGTACTTCGCCGGCGCCTTGAGGAGGAGTTTGGCGGAGGTCTGGTTGAGGGCGTCAATCGCGTCGTACTCTGCTCGGGTGCGGGCGGCGATGCGTTCGTTGAACTGTGCGATGGTATACATGGCTTGTGTGGGTTGGTAGGGAAGGGTTACAGCACCTCGTCAGGGTTGTCGACAAGGTTCTCGGCGTCGATTAGCGTCTTGTCCATGTCCTCGGCTTTCTCGTGAAGGTTCTGGACGCTGACCAGGAGTGAGGCGAGGTCTGCCCGGACGATGTTGAGGCGTTCCCGCAGCTCGACCATGTCGTTGATGTCTTCTATGCGCGTGGCGTCCGTGATCGCGAGGACAGAGAGGAGGCGGTCGCCGTCGATACTGACGCGGTGGATATCCGCTTGGGTGACAAAGGCGGTCTGATAAGCGGAGAGGCTACGGGCCTCGGTCTGGAGTCGGCGCAGGGCGGCGGCTAGGCGGTCTTGAGTAGTCATCGTTTAGAGCGGAAGAGGGTGAGTTCAAAGACCTTGCCACAGTTCACGGCAAAGAAGCGGACATCGGACCGGGCAAGGGAGGGGAGGGTCTCAGCCTTCCAGCCGATCAGCACCTTCTCGAGAGCCTTGTTGGACTTAGCCTGGAGCTCGACGAATACGGTGCCGTCCAAGAGGATAAGCAGGGCAAAGGTGTTCTCTGGCAAAGCGGCGGCCTTGTAAACCGACGAGGGGATAAGGAGCGACTTCATGCGGGGAAGAAGGAGCGGGCCGAGACCCATATCTTTTTAAGGTGGATAGACTGGCGCTTGATAACGTCGGCAGCGGACTGACTGACAGCGTCGATGACGTACGCGTTGCCGTTCAGCTCGAAGGTCGCCCCGGCAAAGGTAGGGACGTGGTTCGCTTGCTTGGCTAAGATGACGGCCTCGAAGTCTGCGAGTTCGACCTCGGCTTGGCTCATGTCCGAGATTGAGAACTGCCGGATGGCCTCCGTCTTGACGATCCACATGAGGACGATGGTATGGTCGGGGAGGATGACGTTGATAGGTTGCCCAGTGCCGTGGGTGGTCGAGGTGGTCACGACTGCACCCCCTTTGCGGCGTTCCAGTCCTTTATCAAGGGCCAAGCACCTTGGAAGTTTGAGCATTCATCTGCCATAACATCCCCCGCTTTGGTCAGCCGCATGACCTGACCGCAAAGCATAGCAGACTTTTCAATTTCCTCGTCTAGTTTCTGGTCAAGGTAATCACAGTTATTATCAAGGCGCTGCTTCTCCGTCAGTAACCATTGGTAGTCACGCCATTCAACATACTGCCCTTCCTCGTGCGATTGCATCACATCACCGCCAAGCGTCTGCTGGGCTTGGATGCTGGCTACGTTGTAGCGGGGAGGCTTGTTTAGGTTTCTCATCGGTTATCCCTCGAGGAAGTCGACGCGGTGCTGGAGGGCTTCGTTGTCCTGCTGAAGCCCGTGGATTTTGCGGTCGGCCTCGAGCAGTTGCTCTTTAAGGCTCTTAACCAGACGGCAGTCCACGCGCTCGTGGGAACGGACCACGGCCTCAAGGCAACGGACCTCAGCCGTAAGGGTTTCGACCTGAGCGTCGAGGGCGATGATACGGCCCTTCAGCTGGGCGTTCTCGATGATGTCGTCGATGTTCATTTGACGGCGTTCCGTACGGCCTGTTCAAAGGCGTGAGTGTTGATGGCGGCGAGGTGTTCAGCGCTGAGGTCTTTCAAACCTTGTCCAGGCTTGAGCCAACCCTTGAGCGTAAGGATCTCCACGGCGGCCTTCTCGAAGCGGAGTTCGCCCATGAAGACCTTGGGGGCTTGGGGCTTAGGTGCGGAGGCCTGATGCCCGTCGTCGTCGAGGTCCACTGAGATACCGCAAGCCGTCTGGATAGACTGCCGGCGAATGTAGGTGATAGCCCCGCCGACCTGTTGAGCCGTGAGGCCGTCGGCCTTGACCATTAACTTCCCAAAGGCGAAGAGGTGGCCCGAGGTGTGCAGCAGGGAGGTGGAGACGCCGACCTTGCCTTCCTCCGTCTCAAGGACTTGGACGAGGGCTAGGTTGTGCGCTTGGAGGACGGGCTTCACCGCGTCGAGCAGGGCGTCGAGCGAGACATAGCGTGCCTTGAAGGCGGGGTTGATGCGGTTGGCGCCGACATTCTCCATTGAGGAGAGGGCGGTGATCAGGTCGAAGTAGGGATTACTCTGCTCCTGGCTAACTGCGGTGGTGGTTTCTTTTTTAGTCATGGCTTGGGTTGTGTGGGTTGGGTGTGGGAAAGGCTTACGGGAATGAAGTCATCTCGTCGACCGTCTTTTGCGTGACGCAACGGAGGCGGTTATCGTGGGACAGGAACCACGAGCGGCTCGAACCCGACACTCGGGGCTTTAACTTACGGGCCACGGTGCCGTCAGAGAGGACGACGTAGGAAGAGCCGGAGAGTTCGCGGTAGGTCGCGGGGGCTTTGGCTTCAGGGGTTTGCTTGGAGGGTTTCTTTTGCATTGGGAGGGGGTTAGTTGATGGCGCCGCGTCGAGCAGCGTCAAGGATGAGCAATGCGTCTGCGTTGGCTAAACTTACATTTTGGGTGGGCCACAGCTCGGCGGCCTTGGCTTTGAGGTGGTTCTTCCAGCCCTTGCCGTGGTCCTTTTTCTTGCCGAGGCCGTGGACGGCTTGCCAAGCGGGAGGCTTGATGCGGTGAAGCGAGTACCCCATGGCGATGCAAGCGCCGTAGATGAGGCCGAAGTTCTGGGCGAGGCGGGCGATGGAAGACGCAGGGATGAGCGGGCCGTAGCCGGCGGTCGAAGGCTCCTCAAGGTAGACCTCGACATCCTTAGCCAAGAGGCGAAGGGACGCGATCAGTTGAGCGACCTCGACATCGGTGGGGGGCATCTTCTCGATGTATATCTCCACAAAGTCCTGCGTCCAGACGATGGCCCCAGATTGGCCGGGGTCTACGGCGACGATAAGTGGCTTGGTCATTTAGTCCGTGGGTCTCGGTTTAGACGAGCGACCACGACCCGAGTTATGGTGGGACATTTCCTTAGGTCAAACCCTTTAGCCTTGAAGCCCGCAAAGCCGAGTTGGTGGGCGGCGTAGACTTCCCCAAGGGTGGGCTGTCGGCCTAGCGCCGTGGTCAGCCGTTCCTCAAGGAGGGTCAGCCACGAGGTGGCGTATTCCCGCCCGACCCCTTCGTCCGTGGCCCAAGTGCTGTAGCCGTAGGTCGGAAGGCCGTGGCGGGCTCGCCAGCGGGTTGTATCGGCCCACGCAGCTGGGAAGAACTGAGCGAGCCCACGCTCCCCGAGACGCCCGATGGCCTTGGGGTTGCCGGAGGACTCGACAAAGATGATGGCCTCGACTTGTCCAGGTGTGATGGCGTGGAGGGAGGTCGCCGCGAGGAGGAGGGTGAGCAGTCTCATCGTCCGTCCATCGTCGGGTGAACTGAGCCCGAGTCCTTCTCGCCGTTGCGGTCGACGTAGGTCCAAGTGAACAGGGCACGGCACCCGGTGGTGAGGTTGGCATAGATGGAGACCGCCATGCAGTTATGAGACTCGCGGAGGTTCTCTTCGGCTACGGCAGCGCACATGGCAATACGCTGGCGGGCGTACTTCTCCGTCCAGTCGCCTTGGAGGACGCGATCACGGGCATAGGCGATTTGGTAGGAGAGGCCGCGGATGACATGAGCCGGGGAGGCCAGCATATCTTGGGACATAGAGAGAGGGTCGGGCATGGGATTAGGCTTCAGGGTAATTATCGTAGCCGACGACCTTGGCTTCATCGTCGGACTTCCAAGCCCCGCGGAACTCGGCGACCATATCGTAGACCTTAAGGTAGCCGGCTACACGAGCCTTCGTAGACATAGGAGAGAAGTCTGCGGACGTTGGAGCGTATTCCACGCGGTCGGCTTCAGCACGATTGTTTACAAAGGTTATGCCGTACAGCTCGTAGGAAGCCCGGGTCAAGTTCTTCTTGCGCTCATTAACGATGATAGTCTTAAGGTCATCTAGTCGATCAGGGCAGGTAATTTTATGCAGTTGGCTTTTCATGGCTTGGTGGGTTGGCAGATTAGTACTTGTTAATGATGTCGACGAGGCTGGGGCCGTCGGCGAGGGCGAGGATGTAGCCCGTGAGGGCTAGACCAGCGAGGAGGGCGAGGAGGAGACGCATGGGTTAGGTGGTTGGGGGTTATTCGGTTTCAAAGACGCGGACGCCATCGTTGTTGAGGACTTTGACTTCCCAGC